GACGACCCCGACGCGGCGCTTGGCCGTGGGGGGGGGGAGAAGCGGCCGGTAATTCGCCTGCCGAACCCCAATAACGGGGACTACTACTGCGACGGCATGCTGCGCATCGATGAGATAACCGACGCCATCAAAGAGGCCGGATATCCGTACGAGGTCAAGGGGTCATGACCGATCATCTTGAGGTCAGCGAGGATTACATCATGCGCCATGCCGCACGCCAAAGGGTGCGGTGGATAGAGGCCCTGATGCGACAACTCGCCCCGAGTGAGCTTTCCCATGTGGCGCTTGTGGAGTTCGCGGATCGTCCGTTTTACTGGGAGCTTCACTGCGGCGGGCGCTTGTTAGGATCGTTCAAGATCACGTCAGCACTGGAGCCCAAGCCATGAGCGATTTCCCGCAACCACCGCGCAGGCGCAGAAATGCCTTCGGCCCTGCATGGGAGATCACATTTCAGTCTCGCGACGAACTGGAGCGCTACCTGGAGAAGCAGGGCAGGCGAGTCGCTCGCTGGAATGCGGACGGCAGCTTCGATACCGAGGGAATCCCGGATGCCAATCATGGAACCAAGCCATGAGCCGCGCGGGGGAGGGGAGGTCGTGGATCGCGTGTAGCGATCGGCTTCCTGAGATGATCGAGGACGCGTCTACTATGTGGGGTGGCGTTCGGCGGTCGGCCGACTGCATCGTGCTGTATGCCGACGATCCGAAGCACTGGGACGACGACGGGCCGCACATCAGTTCGGCGTTCCTGTTGGAATACGATGGCGGAACCCTTGAGTGGGTGTACCGCATTGACCGCACAGGTGGTCTTGAGCGCTGCTCGTCACATGGCGGTCCCGTGCCTACGCACTGGATGCCGATGCCCGCGCTTCGGGCTGTGGGGGAGGGATGAAAGCGCCACCGACCACCAAGTGCCCCAAGTGCGGAGCGCTGGCCAAGGATATCGCCTACAACAGGCTCGGAGTGTGGCACTGGTTCCAGTGCTGGATCTGCGAGCACTCGTCTAAGAACTACGAAACGCTCAAAGACCTGAGAGCGGACAGGAAGTGGAAGCCATGACCACCCTCCAGCTCGTCGGACTGGCGGTGTATGCGGGGCTGCCATGAACCCACGCTTCTTCTACCTGTACGATAATGGGATGGCCGTATGGAAGCGCATCCTGAGGGAACTGGAGCCGGAGGCTCGGGTATGACCTTTCGAGGCGGCGGGGGTGAGGGGGAGAAAGCCAGTTGGCAGGGTCTCATGTCCGACTCGCCCGCGCTCAGGCCACGGACGCGGCCATCGCCTTGGGCTGGTAAGGGTGAAACTTCCCGAATCAAGCTATTCCAGAATCCTGGAATATTGCTAGCATGACGGAAACTACTCTAGGGGAAAATAGGATGCCAAGGGCGCAACCTGGTCAGCGGTTCGGAGGGAGAGCGAAGGGCACGCCGAACAAGACCACATCGGCGGCCAAGGAGGCGCTGTCCCTTGCCTTCCAGGGCGTTGGCGGAGTCGAAGCGCTCACGGAGTGGGCAACGGACAACCAGACCGAGTTCTACAAGCTCTGGGCGAAACTCGTACCGCTTGAGGTGAGCGGCGAAGGCGGCGAGCCGATCAAGTTCGTGATCGTCACTGGCGTCCCTCAACCAGCACCAAAGCCAGCCGATGCCTGAGGGAGAGCAGGTCATCGATCTTGGGTACGAGCCGCGCCCTTGGCAAGAGCGGTTCCACCTAGAGGCGCAGCGCTTCTCCGTCCTGGTCTGCCATCGTCGCGCAGGCAAGACGGTGCTGGCCATCCGTCACATCATCGACAAGGCCCTCCGCTGCGAGCGCCCACAGCCGCGGTATGCCTACATCGCGCCCCTGTTCGTGCAGGCGAAGGCCATCGCGTGGGAGTACCTCAAGACCTTCACGCGGCCTATCCCTGGCGTGCGTGTGAACGAGTCGGAGTGCTGGGTCGAGCTGCCCAATCAAGCGCGCATCCGCATCTATGGCGCGGACAACCCCGACGCCCTGCGCGGCATCTATCTGGACGGCGTGGTGCCTGACGAGGTGGCGCAGATGGATCCCACGCTCTGGGGTGAAGTCCTGCGCCCTGCCATCGCCGACCGTAACGGGTGGGCGCTGTTCATCGGTACGCCAAAGGGCGTGAACCTCTTCTCCGAGCTGTACTACAGCGCACAGGGGCGCCCGGATTGGTATTCCGCGCTGTTCACCGTCTACGACACCGGCGCTCTCCCAGACGCTGAGATCGAGGACGCCAAGCGCTCCATGTCGGACGACCAGTTTGCGCAGGAGTTCCTGTGCGACTTCGCGGCCGGCAACACCTCGGCCCTGCTGTCCATCAACGATGTCACCGAGGCGATGCGCCGGCACCTGCGCGAGGATGCCTACAGCTTCGCGCCCAAGATCGTTGGCGTGGACGTGGCGCGGCAGGGGGATGACCGCTCCTGCATCATCAAGCGCCAGGGTTTGGCCTGTTTCCAGCCGCAGATCTATAAGAACAAGCAGGGCTTCGAGATCGCGGACGCCGTGGCGCGCGTCATCGCGGAATGGAGGCCGGATGCGGTGTTTGTGGATGACACTGGAGGCTATGGCGGCGCCGTGATCGAACGTCTCAGGGAGCTACGGCATACGGTCGTCGGCGTGCAGTTCGGCGGCAAGGCCTCAGACGACCGCTACGCCAACAAGCGCGCGGAGATGTGGCTGGAGATGGCGGAATGGGTGAAGGGCGGCGCTGCTCTGCCCGACTCGCCTGAGCTGCGCTCTGACCTGTGCTCGCCGACCTACAAGCACAACGCTGCCGGCCGCTTCCTGCTAGAGAGCAAGGAGGACATGAAGAAGCGCGGCCTCCCATCGCCTGACGTTGGCGATGCGCTCGCGATCACCTTCGCCTTCCCGGTCGCTTCTAAGGCGCTTCTCAATTCCCCGACGCGCCGCACGGCTATCCTCCCCACATCAGCGAACGGGTATAGCCCGTTTAGGAGACGGTGAGTGCTCCAAGTTGCCCCAAATTGCTCCATCTTGCGCGAGCCCCTGACCCCCACGCTCCTCGCCTACCTCCGCCCGCTTATCGAGGCCAACCACGCCGCCGCCCAAGTCGACGGCCCGCTCTGCCCCGACTACCGGCTCCTGGAGACGATGAACCCCGATGTCTGGGTCGCCCGTGACGATGGCCGACCGGTGGGCTACGTGGCGCACATCATCAGCCCGCACCCCCACACGCAGGAGGTCCACGCTACGTGCCTGGCCGTGTACCTGGAGCCGGCCCACCGCATGCTTGCCCGCCGCCTGATCCGGCAAGTGGAGGAGGACTTGGCCGGGCGGGTGGCAGTGATCGCCTACAGCGTGCCGCACCTGAGCGCGGCGGGGGCGTTCTTTGAGGCCATCGGGTACGAGTGCCGGGAGCTTGTCATGGCGCGGAGGCTGGCATCATAGCGTCATAGCCCCGGCGCGAGCCGGCCACGTGGGGATGCGGACCTGACCCTGATAGGCGGCTATCGACCTCGCGGGAAGACGCGACGAAATCCAGGTACGGCTGACGGTGTCGGCCGGCCGAATGGGCAACTGGGGTGCGGTCACGAGCCTACGCGTGACGCCAGCATCGTATGAGCGCTATCCGATTCGGGCTAGCCGGGCGACCGGCCAAGTGATGACGAGCCGCCACGGATAAACCGAGTCCAAAGGGCTGTGACACGGCCAGCCACGGAGTCCACGACGCTCGGCCAACCCCAGCCTAACCGCTGGGGTTTGTCGTTTCACGAGGTCAAGAACTTTCAGTCATCCATGCATTGTACGCATTGAAATCCGACATATGCTCCCACCACACGCATGGAGGTGGGCATGTCCTGGCTATCCGACACGGTCAACAAGGCCCGCGACTTCACCGACAAGGCCGGCAAGAACCTCGGCATGTCTGGAACGCAGCGGAAATACTTCCGCTACGGCGTGTCATCGATGGGCGGCGGGATGGGCCTCCAGTACGAGTACAGCCGCAACAAGGGCATGAACTCCGACGAGGCGACCAAGAACGCCACCACCGGCGGAATGCAGTACGAGCAGACGCGCGAGATGCAGAAGGCCCGCGCCGCTGAGGAGCAGCAGAAGGAAGCGGCTGCGGCCATGGAGCGGGCGCGCATCGCCGAAGATGCCCGCGCGCGCGGTCAGATCGCAGCCCGTATCCGACGCACTGGCCGCGACGGCACCACACGTCCAGGCTCCATCGCCACCTCCTCGACCGGCCTCGGCTCAACCGGCACCTTCGGCTCCTTCGCATCGCTGCTGGGGCTGTGATGAACGCTCCGGCCACGACTCCGCGCGAGAAGTACAACAAGCGCCTGGCCCAGCTCAAAGCGCCACGCCAGCGTCACGAGCCGTCATGGGCCGAGATCCGCGACTTCATCGCACCGGACAGCTACGAGGACCCGGCCAGCCAGCAGACGAATGACGGGGCGCGCAAGGATAGCGCGATCGTCAACAACACGCCGACGCTTGCCCTACTGACCGCGGTCGCAGGCCTTGTGGACGGCACCTGCTCGCCGACCGAGCGCTGGATCGAACTGGAGGCGGCCGATCCCGAGTTGCAGAAGCTGCACAACGTCCAGGTCTACTGTCAGGAAGCCACCGATCGGCTCCTGAGCGAGCTGGCCAGGTCGAACTACTACAAGAACGTCCCCGAGGACTTCCTTGCCCTCCTCGGCTATGGCACCTGCGCATCGTGGATGGCGGAGCGGTTCACTGGTGACGCCCTCTTCTCGTTCCAGTCCCAGCCGATCGGCAGCTACTACATCGCCCAGTCGTTCGAGCGCGAGGTCAACGAGTTCGCCCGAGACCTGCGCATGTCGGCAGACCAGATGGTTGCCACGTTCGGCAACAAGGTCTCTTCCAGCGTGATGGAGGCCTACAAATCCGACAGGGGGCAGCAGGAGTTCCCGGTTGTCCACATCGTCCATCAGAACGCCGACCACAACCCGATGCAGGATGCGCTGGCCGCCGACAAGCCCTGGCGCTCCTGCTACTACGAGACCAAAGCGACCGACAGCAAGGAAATGCTGGAAGTGTCGGGTTTCTCCGTGTTTCCGGTCGCCTGTGCGCGGTGGTCGACGGTCGGAGCCAACCCGTGGGGCTACGGCTGCGGACGCCTGGCGATTGGCGACAGCCGCGCCCTGATGGCGATGGAAGTCGACGCCGCTACTGCCGTCGAGATGCAGGTCCGCCCCCCGATGCTCGCTCCGGCTGGCGTCGAGGTGAACCTCATTCCCGGTCAGGTGACCTACGCCGTTGACGACCGCGCCGGCCAGAAGGTCGAGCCGTTGCTCAACGTCCAGCATGACCTGAGCCACAGCACCCAGAAGATCAACGAGCACGAAGAGCGCATCGACCGCGCCTTCATGGTCAACATCTTCATGATGATCGCCAACGCTGACGGCGAGATGACGGCAACCGAGGTGATGGAGCGCGCGAACGAGAAGCGCCTTGCCTTGACCCCGATCCTGCGCGTGGGCGAGGAGTACCACAAGCCGATCATCCGCTTTGCCTACATGGTCGCCGGTCGTCGCGGTCGCCTGCCGGAAGTGCCGCCGGAACTGGAAGGGCAGGAGCTGAAAATCGTTCTCAAGTCCGTGCTGTTCCAGGCTGCGGAGATGCAGCGCAGCACGGCGACCCGTGGCTCTGTCGCGTTCGTTACGCAGGTCGGTGCGACCGTCCCGTCCGTTCTCGACAATGTGAACTGGGACAAGATGGTCCGTGAAGATTTCCGCCGCAACAACGTGCCCGCCGACCTCTTGCTCCCCGAAGAGGAGGTTGCGCGGCGGCGTGCCGCGGCGGCCGAGCAGGCAGCGAAGCAGGCTCAGGGCGAGCGCATGAACCTCGCGGCTGACACCGCCAAGAAGCTCAGCGAGACCAATACCAGCGCTGACAATGCCCTGACGCAGATCATGGCCGGGTTGCAGCAGTGATGAGCCGCGCTGTTTCAGCCGTCTCCACGCTGACCCAAGCCGTCCGCGATCGGCTCGACCCTGACGGTGCCAAGGCTCGCGCCGAGGAACGCCGTCAGCAGGAGGCGCGTGCCGTCGAGCGCCGCCTCGATCTGCGCTGGATGCTCGGCGATGTGCGCGGCCGGCGAATCCTGGCCAATCTGCTGACCCGCTGATGTCCTCGACCTACCACCCGGACCAGCGCTTGGGGGACCAGGCGGAGGGCCGCCGTCAGCTTGGGCTGTTGATCTTCGGGGAGCTGGTCGGCGCACAGCCCGAGGAGGCCCTTGCCCTGTTCAAGCAGGACCCCGCCTGGGAACGCGCCCTGGAAGCGGTCAAGACCAAGGATGCAGGGAAGACATGAATCCCTGTTGCATTAATGTTGTACTTGCATACATCGGATGCCCATGACCACGGCTGACGCATCAGGCACGCAGCAGACGGGCACCCAGCAGGCCACTGCCACCGGGACGCAGGACGCGACCGCAACGGAAGTCGCCTACAAGTTCCAGCCGATCGAGGGCATCCAGCTTGCTCCCGAGTTCGACCAGGACATCGCCGCCGTGGCCAAGGACATGGGCTGGGATCAGGCTACCGCCGAGAAGTTCCGCGCTCGTGAGGCCAAGCAGGCCCACGAGGCGTTGCTCGCCGACAAGAAGCTGTCCGAGGAATCGGCGGCCAAGGCGAAGCTGGAGAAGGAACAGGCCGACGCTCAGCGCAAGACCGAATGGGAGAAGGCCAACCGCGAACACAAAGAATTCGGCGGCCAGAAGTACGCCGAGACCAGCGAGCGCGTGAAGCAGCTCCTGGCCCGCTTCGATACCGACCAGGCGTTCAGCAAGGAGCTTGAGGCCGCCCCCGAACTGCTGGACCACCCGGCGTTCCGCGGCTTCCTCGCCCGCATCGCCTACAGCATGGCCGATGGCAAGCTCCACGAGAGCAGCACCTCGCCAGCCAAGAAATCAGACGCCGAACTCTTTTACGGAAACAAGGCCTAGCGGCTCGCTTCCTCCACCTCCATTCGCGTCGTGAGACGTTTGGGAGTTTTCCATGTCTACGCTCAGCGCAACGATGCCCTCGCTCTCCGATGTGGTGAAAGCCACCGGTCCGGACGGCAAGATCCTCCGCATCGCGGAACTCCTGGAGAAGATGTCCCCGGTCATGGGCGACCTTCCCTGGCAGGAGGGCAACCTCTCTACTGGTCACCGCGTGTCGGTGCGCACCAGCAACCCGACTCCGACCAAGCGCCGTCTCAACCAGCGCGTCCTGCCGACCAAGGCGACGCAGGAAGTCAACGACGAGCAGTGCGCGATCCTGGAGGACTACAGCCAGGTCGATAAGAAGGTCGCTGACCTGAACGGCAACACCGCCGCCTTCCGCCTGAGCCAGGCCCACGCCCACATGGAAGGCATGGTGCAGGAGTTCGAGCGCCAGGCCTTCTACGGCAACAGCGCTGCGGTCCAGGAAGAGTTCGACGGCTTCATCCCGCGCATGGCGGCTGCTGGCGATACCGTGATCGATGCTGGCGGCGCCCAGTCGGACAACAGCTCGATCGTCCTGGCCTGCTACTCGCCCACCACCATCTACGGCATCTACCCCAAAGGCGGCAAGGGCGGCATCGAGCACAGCGACAAGGGCATCGTCACCTCGGAGACGAGCGACGGCCTGATGGAAGTGTACCGCGACCACTGGTCGCTCACCTCGGGTATCGCTGTGGAAGACCCGCGCTGGCTCGCCGCCATCCGCGCGATCGACATCTCGACCCTGGTTGCCGATGCGACCGGCGCGACCACCAACCTCTTCAACCTGATGCTGAAGATGCTGCATGGCGTGCCCAAGATCGACAGCCCGAACGTCCGGCCGATCATCTACATGAACCGCACGCTGTTCCAGATGCTCGACATCCAGGCGATGAACAAGACCAACGTCTACCTCACGGTCGGCGGTGAAGAGGGCAACCGCAAGGTGTCCTTCCGCGGCATCCCGATCCACGTGTCGGATGCTCTCACCGAGACCGAAGCGGTCATCTAACCCACTGAGCACAAGGAAGCACTCCCATGATTCTCGACAATGATGGCGTCCTCTCCGACGCTCAGGCCGTTACCGCCGATGCGGGCTCCACCAACCTCATCGACCTCGGTGTCACTGGCCGGCGCCTCGGCGCTGGCGAGGGCATGGCCCTGGTGCTGTTCGTGGACGTGGCCGGCGACGGCACCACGACCGACGAAACCTACGAGTTCGAGATCCAGACCGACGACGATGTCGCCTTCGGCTCGGCCACCGAACTCCAGGCCATCGCGAAGACCTACGGCCAGCTCACCCTGAACAGCGTGCACGCCTTCGTGCTCGACCCGAGCTGGACCTTCGAGCGCTACCTCCGCGTGCGCTTCGATGTGGGCGGCACCACCCCGACCCTCACCGCGACCATCGCCCTGATGCCACTGTCCTGCCTGCGCAAGTTCAAGGACTACGGCAACAACTACGTGGTCACCCACTAACAGGAGCGGCAATGCCTCTCGTCGTCTACATCGGCAAGGCCTCCGCGTTCTACAACGGACGCGGATACCTGCCCGGCGAAGTCTTCATGGCTCCCGATGTCCAGCGCGTCAAGCGCAGGGGCAAGGTCGTCGAGATCCCATTCAAGCTCAGCGAGGACAGCAAGCTGCGCCTCGCTACCGAAGCCGAGGCGGCGGAATACCAGGAAGAGGTCCCGACCGTGGCCCAAAGGACCATGCTCGGGAAGCTCGCCCGGAAGCCGCAGACGCGCAAGCGCGAGCCGCTTTCCGCCTGACGCGAAGACATTCGACCGCTGCGACGGCAGCCCTTGACCCCGGAGCCGTTCATCACTCCGGGGTCACTTGTTGAAAGGAGCGGCCCGTGGCCACGTACGACGAGGTCGGAATTGCGAACATGGCGCTGGACCGCATCGGCATCGGTCAGCCCATCGACGACCTCGCTGCCACCACAGACGAGGCGCGCGTCTGCAATCGCTGGTATGCCAAGTGCAGGGACAAGGTCCTGGCGCTGACCTGTTTCCCGGTCGCTCGCCGCATCGTCGCTCTCGGCCTTGTCGAGGAGGACCCGGATGACGGCGAGAAGTGGTCCTACTCCTACCGCTACCCCACCGACTGCCTGAGGGTCCTGAACATCGTCAGCGGCCAGCGTGTGCACACCAAGCCCATCGAGTGGGAGATGGGCCAGGACGACACCGGTCGCCTCATCTACACCGACGAGGAAGACGCTCAGGTCGAATACCTGCACCTGTTCAGCGATGAGGGCGAGTGGAATGACCTGCTGGCTGACGCCATCGCCGGCCTTCTCGCCTCGGAGATCGCCATCCCCTTGGGTCGTGGCCAGGACATGGCCGACCGTGGGCTTGCCCTCTTCAGTCAGGCCAAGGCGTCGGCGATGGCCGCTGCCCAGCGTGAGGGCTTCCTCCGCCGCCCGGTGTCGAGCTACATCTCCGTCCGCCACGGCTACGACCAGCGCCAGGGCATGGTTGATCGGTGGTGGCCGTGAAGCTCGCCTACCGCAGCTTTGCGGCCGGCGAGGTCTCGCGTCGTCTCGGTGCCCGTGTCGACCAGACCAAGTACCAGACAGGCGCCTACACCCTGCGGAACATGGTGTCTACCCTGGAGGGGGCCGCGACCAACCGTAGCGGGTTCGGCTACGTCCGCCCTTGCCACAACTTCACCTCGGCCAACCCCCCGCGCCTGCTGCCGTTCGTCTACAGCGATGACCAGTCCTACGTGGTGGTCCTGGAGCACGAGCGCCTGTCCATCATCAGCCTGGCGGAGCCGCAGTTCGTCGCCGCCTCGACCATCACCGGCGTCACCTTGGCCAACCCGTGCGTGGTCACCACGTCCGGCGCACACGGCCTGACCACCGGCGACCTGATCTGGATCGACGGCATCGTCGGCACCACACAGCTCAACAAGCGCTTCTTCCGCGCCGTGGTCCTGAGCGGCACCACGGTCGAGCTTGAGGAGGAGACCGGCACCAACGTCAACAGCACCACCTACACCGCCTACGGAAGCGGCGGAACGGTGCGCGAGGTCTATTCCATCACCGCTCCGTGGGACGGCGCTGACCTGCGCCAGATCCGTTACGCTCAGACCGCCGAGGTGATGGTCCTGGTCCACCCGGACTACCCGGTCTACAAGCTGACGGTGTCGGATGGCCCGGTGTGGGACCTGTCGCTTGCCACGTTCGGGCCGGGCATCGTTGGTCCGACTGGCGGCGTGGCGGTTGGCTCGGCTGGCTCGGACGACGTGCGCTATCGCGTGTGCTCGGTCGATCGCGACACCCTCGAAGTGTCCTACCCCGGCATTGGTGACCTGGTGTCGGTCACCACCGTGGATGAGACGGCGCCGGAAGCAACGAAAGCGGTGACAAGCGTCACCTCAGCCAACCCACCGGTGGTCACCTCTGCCGCTCACGGATACAGCGCCGGAGACCGCATCCAAATCGCGATGACCAGCGGAGCCCTGGAGGCAACCGGCTACTGGGAGGTCTACGATCCCACGGCCAACACCTTCAAGCTGCGCAAGAATGGCACGAACGTGAACGGCACTGGATGGACCGCCGGTGTGGACAGCGGGACCGTGCGCCGTGTTCATCGCATCGAAGTCACCACCGCAACTCACAGCCTGTCTGACGGCGACGAGGTGACGTTCTACGACCTGGAGTCCCCGTTCGAGTCTCTGAATGGCCGCCCGTTCGTGGTCGATGTCATCAGCGCCACCGTCTTCGAGCTGGTGGACCAGTGGGGGGGCACCACGCAGTCCGACAGCCCAGCTGCTGCGACCGTTGCCAGAACAGCCATCCTGGCCGATTCGGTCATTTATCCGACTTCGACCGACCCGGTGGAGATCACATGGGACGCGGTTGGTGGCGCGCTGGAATACATGATCTTCCGTGAGATCAATGGCGTGTACGGATACGTCGGCACAAGCGGTTCCACGTCATTCGAGGACCTCGGATATGAGGTTGACCCGTTCGACACGCCGCCGATCCAGCGCGATGTGTTCGGCTCGTCCACGGACTACCCCGCCGCCGTTGGGCTGTTCCAGCAGCGCCTGCTGTTGGGCGGGAGCATCGGCTCGCGCGAGCGCATCGACGCTGGGCGCACCGGCCTGCTGTGGAACTTCACCAAGTCCAACCCGGTCCAGGCCGACGATTCGTTCTCCTGGGTGATGCGCTCCAACCAGGTGCAGGGCATTCGCCACATCCTGGAAATGTCGCGTTGTCTGGTCTTCACTCAGTCCTCAATCTTCACTCTGGAGGGAGACGACGCCGGGGCTCTGGTTCCGACTGCCATCAACCCGCGCAAGCGCGCAGAGCATGGTCTCGGCGACGTTGCCCCGATCCCCATCGGCAATGCCGTGATCTACGTCCAGGCGTTCGGCAAGATCGTGCGCGAGATCCTTCCCGGCAGCGGCGACGACTTCAACTCCAAGGACCTGACCGTCTACGCCCGTCACCTGTTCGACCGGCACTCCATCGTCTCGTGGGCCTATGCCGAGGAGCCATCGTCGCAGGTGTGGGCGGCGCGCGATGACGGCACCATGTTGGGGTTCACCTACCTGCGCGAGCATGAGGTGTGGGGCTGGCACCGTCACGACACCGGAGCCGGAGACCGCTTCATTGACGTGTGCAGCATCCCCGAAGGGGAGGAAACCATCGTCTACGCAGTCGTCCAGCGTTTCGGCGTTGGCGGTGGCGACCGCTACTACATCGAGCGCTTGGCTAGCCGCCAGATTGCACACCAGGCAGACGGGCGCTTCCTGGACTCGTACCGCTACCATGAGGACGAGAACGCCGACGCGGGCGACACCTACACGCTCAACTACTCCGCAGGATGGACCCTCGAAGCCACCGGAACCACCCCCAACTGGGTCACCGGCGTCGACTCGGTCGACATCGGCCGGATCATCCTGCTGTATGGCAGTGAGGGCGAGCGCTACTGGTGCACCGTCATGTCCATCACCTCGGCAGACGTGGCCGTGGTCAGCGTGCGCACGGACATCCCTGGCGAAGAGGACGATGATGGGGTGTTCCGTGGCGCGATCGACAGTGACGGCGCTCCGACCGGCCTCTTCCCCGAAAGCCTGCCCTATGTGACGGCCGAGTGGTCGCAGTCCGTCTCCACGTTGACCAACCTCTGGCACCTTGAGGGCCGTGGCGTTCGTGTGGTCGGCGACGGCTACGCTCAGGGCCCGTTCGTGGTCGAGAGTGGCTCCATCACCCTGGCCAGCCCGGCTGTCCAGGTCGTGTGCGGCCTGCAAGTCGTGTCCGACCTCGTGACGCTGGAACCGGACAACCCCAACGGTCAGACCTGGACCGGCCAGATGAAGACCGTCAGCGAGATCGACGTGCGCGTTGAAGAGACGGACGGCCTGCGCGTTGGCACCAGCACCTCAACGCTCACGCCATGGGCCCCCGACAAGCGCCTGGAGCGCCCGGTCCCGGCGGAGGGCCAGCTCTACACCGGCCAGTACCGCGCCAACATCGGCGGCACGCGCACCGCCACCGGGCGCGTCCATCTGCGCCAATCCGACGGCCTGCCGACGACGATCCTCGGCGTTTACCCCAACATGGAAACTGCGAGGTGAGCCCATGGCAATGACCGCCCTAACCCTGGCCGCGACCGGCTACCAAGCCTACGCTCAGCGAGAAGCCGGCGAGGCACAAGAGGCCATCGCCAAGCGCAACGCCAAGCTGCTGGAGCGCTCGGCCGACGACGCTCTTGCTCGTGGCAACGAGGAGGTCATCGCCCATCGCCGCCGCACGCGCATGCTGGTGGGAAGCCAGCGCGCTACCGCCGCCGCTCAGGGACTCGATGTCAACAGCGGAGTTTCGCTCGACCTGCAAGACCAGGCGACCATGCACGGCGCCGCTGATGAGGCGACCATCCGCCGCAACGCTTGGCGCGAGGCCTACGGCATTCGCACCCAGGCCGGCAACCAGCGCATGGAAGGTCGTTATGCGCGCCGCGCCGGGACCAACCAGGCGATCGGCACGACGCTGGGAGGCATCGGGAATGCATACGCCTACTGGCAGGCCGACCGTGCCCCGAGGACGACCTAATGCCTGAGACCCCGCAATCCCTCGGCCCTCAAGTCCGCACCGCGCCGCTCGCCGCGCCGTTGGCAAACCCCCGCATGGCCAGTGCCGATGCGTTCGGCGCCTCCATCGCAGAGGGCTTTCAGCGTGGTGCCTCCATCGCCGACCGTGCTCGCCGCGAAGCCGAGGAGGACCGCGACGACATCGAGGCAGCGGACGGCTTGAACCAGCTCATGGAGTGGGAGGGCGAAGAAGCCGCTAACTGGTACAACCGCACCGGCAAGAACGCCCGCACGCTGCTGGACGAGGCCGGAACCTCGTACCGCAAGCGCCAGGAAGAGGTGGCCGGCAAGCTGACCAGCCCCGGCGCCAAAGCACGCTTCAAGGCGATGGCAGACCAGCGTTGGAGCCGCCAGGTGTCGGGCCGTCTCGCCGCGCACCAAGAGTCCCAGCTCAAGGACTACGAGGTCGACACGCTCAACAAGCAGGTGACCAATCTCCACGCGGACGCGCTCAACGTCGACACGCCGGAAGCGCTCCAGGAAGCGTCTCGCATGGCGCGTCTGACCCGCCTCCGTCAATCGACCATCACCGGCTCCGACCCGCAGACGACCGAGGCCGCGATCCGCGCCGATGAGGAGGCATTGTTCGGCGCGGCCGTGGAGTCGTCCATCGCCTCGGGCAACTGGAAGCTCGGCCAGGAACGCCTTGCCCAGTTCGGCGACCGACTGCCTAAGGACAAGCGTGCAGCTCTGGAGGGCCGAATCCGTGAGGGGAGCCTCAACCAGCAGGCGCAGGACACCGCCGATACCATCTTCAAGTCGGGATTCGCCAACACCAAGGCCGACGCCGACAAGATGGTCGGCCAGATCGAGGACGCCGACCTCCGTCAGCGTGCTCAGGTCAAGGTGGACCAGGAATGGAACCGCCGGGAGGCCGTCCTTGCTGCGACTGCCGACAAGACCGCTGCGGACATTTCCAAGGCTCTGGATCAGGGCGCGGACGTGGAATCCCTCATCACCCAGCACCAAGACGCCGCCGCTCTGACTCCGGCCCACAAGTCCATGCTCCGCGGCTACGCTAACCAGGTGGCCGCCGGCAAGGAGCCGGATGCGAACGGCGACCACTGGCATGCACGCCTGAACGAGGCCGCCACCTCCCCGGCGACCTTCATCAAGCGCAACCTCCTGCTCGACCGCGACAAGATGAGCCGCAGCGAGTGGAAGCAGATGGCGCAGCATCAAGCCGCCATGCGCGAGGGCCGCCTCAAGGCCGACGACACCGACCCCATCCCGCCAGGCCTCTTCACGGCTCAGGAGATCGCCAACAACGCCCTGCGCGGCGTCGGCATCGATCCGACCATCAAGGATGGCGAGTACGCCGACA